TTCAGCAGGCCAAGTTTGCCGCCACAGACAGAACAAGTGTTTGCCATGTTTATACCCCATCTTTTGATTTTATAAAATTCTGCATTTTGTCAAAACGCAAAACCACGCAACCCATCATTGAATTTGTGATTCGTTCATCCGAAAAAGAATCTTTCCATTTTTGAATAGAGTTTGCTTTTCCCTTTTGAGTTTTCAAGGTCAGGAGTTTTTCCAGCTGCTTGATATAAGAATTTTCGACAACAACCTCAAAAAGGTCGGAGAGAGAAAACTTTATCATGTTGTAAAGCTCAGTAGGGCTAAAATCAAATTTGAACCCCATCCTCTCATACTTCTTGAGTTCATCGAGCGTATCAAGGATCAGATCATATCTTGAAAACAAAACTTCAATATCTGATGTTTGCTCGATCACCAAAAAAGAATCCAGAACCTTCCGTATTCTTTCTGGTATAGTTTCCTCCGGGAAATCCACAAATTCCTCCCCGGTGTCAGGATCGATTAAAACAACGGGCTCTGGTGATTTGCTCCACTTAGCGTTCGGGCGCACAAAACGCAACGGCTCTTGGACTTCAGGATCGTCTTTTTTCTTGAAGACCGCATTGATAACCCGCGTGATATTTTTCCGAAATCCAACATTCCATATCACGGGAAACACCTCACACATAACAATTATATAAGGAGGACAAAGCAAAATGCAGGATACATCTTTCAGCCAGGACGAAATCAAAAGAATCATCGAAAAGCTTAAGAGTGACCCTGCATTCCGTCAGAAAGTCCTCGATATTCTAAACAGCTAAATCACAGCAACGCCCGGATCGCATTCTTTTTTGCGTCCGATGCGGCCATGATTTTTCTTACAAGCTCAGCATCTTCTGGAGACAGACCTCTCAGATCTATCTCTCCGGCGATGCTGGGCTTTTCTTTTTGTGCTGGCTCTTGACCTTTTAGCTCCTCGACCGTTACGCCGAGAGCCTTCGCGACAGGTTCTAGCATTTTCCCTGGAACGTCACCGTCTCGGTTTGCGATTTCTGCAAGATACCCGTGGCTTTTTCCGATTTGCCTGCATACAAAAGCCAATGATATTCCTTTTTCTTTGGAGATTTTTTTGACAGTTTGAATATTTCCCACAAAAAACACCTCCAAGAATTGTGCATCTAGATAAAGTTCTAGAAAATCCAAATTATCTATTGATGTCTAGAATTTTATCTAGTATAATACTAAGCACAGGGCAAACAAAACCAAAAGCCCCTGACAACATTATATCGGGCAGACGCTAGATTTTATTCACTTTGTACCTCGCAACTACATAGTAGCATATTTTCTAGTGATTTTCAAGCCCGGAAAGGAGAATTGCTAGTGAATGTTTCAAAAATCGACCAGTTTTGCAAGTTGCACGGGCTGAGTCGCACCGATCTGGAGGCGGCGGCAGGCTTGAGCAACGGCGCAATCGGGAAGTGGGAGCGCTCGATTTACGGCCCCAGCATTTCACAGCTGCTCAAGGTGGCGCACTATTTCCGGGTGCCGGTCACGGCGCTGATCGTAGACGAAGAGGCAAAAGCATGAGCAACCTTAAAGCCACAGCGTGGCGTAAGGATACAAACTTATTTTGGAGGTTACTATTATGAAAAAACTGCATGTGAAAGCTACGTTTATTGAGCCGGTGCTGGGCACATGGCCCGCAAACCCCAATGTGGCCCGCGAGTTTATCGCCAGCAAGTCGCCGGATGCTGCCACCATCGAGGATGAAGTGGCAGCTCTTGGCCCCGATGCGGTAGCTGACAAGGGCATGACTGTTTTCCCGCGTGACCCGGACGGCAATCCGATCTTTTACGATTACCAGATTAAAGGCATGTTTAAGGATGCTTGCGGTATGCTCTCCCGCATCGGTGGCAAGACCGAAACTGGCAAGAAGAAGGCCGTGAACGAAAGCGGCAAGCTGACGGCCTACAAGAAGGTCATTGATGGGTTGATTTTCGTTCAGCCCCGCATGATTCCCATTCATGTGAACGGCGAGATTACCGAGTGCCAGCGCCCACTCCGCGCACAGACAGCGCAGGGCGAGCGCGTCAGTCTTACCAACAGCGAGCAGATTCCCGCTGGTTCGACCTGCGAGTTTGACGTAATCCTCCTTGACGACAGCCACGAAAAGGTTGTGCGTGAGTGGCTGGATTATGGCATCCTGCGCGGCATCGGCCAGTGGCGCAACAGCGGAAAGGGCCGCTTTACCTACATCGCTTATGAGGTGAAGGACTGAGCGCAACGGCATGGCATTGACGGCCCTGATTCGCGGAGGCAAGGCTGAGGTTCGATTGGCCGTGCGT